TGGTCCACAGGCGTCTGCTCAGCTTTTTTAAGTAAGTCTGCTTCCATCAATTGTCTTGCAGTCTCAAGTTCTGTCAGCCTTTGTGTCAAATCGCTGTAGGCGAAGATCCCAATTCCTATAGCCATGATTAGGCCAATTAGGTTTCTCATAGGCATACTGATCGCTGTGTTATCTGATATTTTCATTACTTCATTCCTGATAAAGGGTTAGCAAGAGTAGTTTTTATTTGCTTATCTATGCTCTCTTGTAGTTCTTTCATTGTGTCCTCTAATTCTTTTTCTAATTTATTCATATCAGCTTCGATACCATCTATAGTAGATTTTAATTCTCTTTCATTATCTCTTGAGTCTTCTTTTACTCTTGTCTCTACATCTTCAACAATTGTTTCAATACGTCTTACATCTGCTTTTAAATCATTCTTTAATTCTTTAGCTACATCTGCCACAAGTCCAACTTCTTCTAAAATCATACTCATTTCAGATTGCATCATTTCTACTTCTTGTTGTACTAAATCTATACGTTTATCAAAACCTGAAAGGTCAGGAGCGACATACTCAGATATAGTTTCTTTCATATTAAGATAGTCTTTGTAAAATTCAAACACGCCCCACGCACCACCCATTAGTGTACCAAGCGCTGTTAAGATAATGAATATCTTTCCGCCTTTAAATTTAAGTCCCGCAAATTCTACTTCTGCCACTGTTGCATTACCATTTCGTTCATTAGCCCATCACTTCCTGCAAACAAAAAGTACTGTGCTATATTATTAGTTGTTAACTCAGCATCAGGAATAAATTGATCTGTAAAAAATCCATCAATATCATTCAGTTGTTGTTGTGACTCAAAGAATGATTTAGAGTTTCCTAATACTTGCATCACAATTAATGTTTTTAACTGATTTGCAGAATCATATCTACCCTTATCGCCCATCTTTTTTAATATTTTTTTAGCAGCTACTTCTTTTTTAGATTCTTCTTTTTTTACCTCGTCTTGATCCTTATCCTCTGATTCTTCCATATCTTCTTCGCTATCTTCATTTTTAGCAACCTCTGATGGGCTTTCTTCCGCTTCTGGTTCTTCTGCCACATCTTCTTTAGGTTCTTCAGTATTCTCTTCAGCAGGTTCATCTTGTACCTCCTCTGGTTCTGGCTCAGAAACTTCTGGTTCTGGCTCTGGTTCATTTACTTCTGGTTCTGGCTCTGGTTCAGGTTGTGTTTCTACTTCAACCTCTGGTTCTGGCATTTCCATTTCCATCTCCATTTCTATTTCTGTCTCAATACTTGCCATTTCTATTTCTGGCATCTCCATTTCCATTTCTGGTATTTCTATTTCCATAACAGGCATTTCCATTTCCATCTCCATTTCTACCATTTCATAAGAAACATCTGAATCTGACTCCTGTATTGGTTCTATTTCTATCTCTCCTCCTGGTTGTTCTACAAAATCATTATGATCAATAATATTTTCTACAATCTCTATAACTTCTGTTTCTGTGCTTCCTCCATAAGCAACCCACATTTCTACAGAGATAATAGATTGTGTCACAATTGTGGAAATAGTGTTGTATAATACGTTTATGGATACGTCATCAAAGAGCGGTCCAATTGACAATGATATATCACGTCCTCCAATTTCTATAATTAACGTTGTTAATGATCCTGCAAAATCAAAACCACTTTCATATGTTTGATAACCACTTGTTACACCAGATTCTGATAATATATCAGTGCCACTAAACACAGATGTAGCACCATTTTTACCTGTAATGTGCATATAGATACGATCCTGTGCGTCTCTTTTATCTACTTTAATACTATAATTAGTTCTGCCTCCATGTTCTATATCAAGATCAGATATATTAACTGTTTGTATAAATGTGGTACCCATACCCTCTACACCCATGGTTGATGTACTATTACCTGAACCTGTTATTTGTGCGCATTTATCTGTGCCTAAATTATAACAAGAATTACCAGATGGCATATTGGCAGGCCCTTGGCCTCCCCAGTCCAAATCCATATCCCCTTCATATTTTGAAGATACATATCCAGCATCGCCATCTAAAATATTTCCTGAATCTTCGTTAGTAACAGTTGTTGTGGTTGTGGTTGTTTCAGTTGTTGTTGTTACAGTATATCCATCTGCTTCATATTCTATTGTTTCTGTAACTACTTCATCGATTATCTCTTCAATAGTAGGAGTGCAAAGTCCAACTGTATCTGTTGAACAATCTACTGCTTTACTAGAAAAGGATAGGAAAACCGATATACAAAGCCATAGCCATAAGTAAAAACTTTTGGAATTCGCCATCACTTACATCCTCATTTACATTAATTTTTAAAACATCATCTTTAAATACAGTGCTACCTGGTGGTATCATATCTGGATTTGATTTCCATTTCTCTAAAGCTTCTGAACCTATAGATCCCATATATGGTGGTGGAGTGCCTGCCATAACTAAACTGTCGAACACCCGTGGATCTTGAGCGAGAAGTGAAATTGCGGCAACTTTAAGCCCTGATGCATACAACTGGCGGGAAAGCTTCAAAAGCTGGCACAGCTCATCGTCCACAACTACGCCTGTAGCTAAACCAAGTATGTTGGTTTGAATTGCTCCTGACGTTGCAACTTTACAAACATCAGAATTGTTTACAACAACACTTGGAGCTGAAGCTGTTGGTACTGATTTATCAGTTACAACCGTACTAGACACCGTGTTCGTATCTGCACCATAAATTTTTTGTGATAATAGTAAGGTGGTTATAATAATAATTATTTTTACCATTTTACTTTGTTTGCCCAGTATGCTGCTGAAGAAGGACCTTTAGCTATATTTTTACCATGTCTTGCTTTAAAAGATTTTCTTCTTGCAATCTGACCTCTTGATTCTCCCTTTTTTGGTTTACCTGCTGTTTTAACTCCTTGTTGACCAAACCTAATTGTTTTGGGTCTTCCATTGACTTTTGTTACAACAACATGTGATTTAGTAGGGTGATTAGGGGTGCGTTTAGGTTTATTAAACCCACTTACCCCTATTCTTTTTAATACAGAACTTTTATTCTTATCCATTAACTATCCTTTTTGGAAAAGGATTGTTCCATATTTAATTGTTGAAAATGTATACTTTAAACTTGTATCAACTCTAATTCCATCTCCTGGAAATTCAATATAATTTGAATTTTCTGTTGTAGAGCCATCTGGTATTTGTATTTTAAATACTTCCGTTGCGTCGTCATATAATACAATGGTGCCTTGAGCAACATCATTCATAAAATAAACACCTAAAATTCTAGCAGGACCAGAATATACAGTTGCATTGGAAGCTGCGGCAGTAACAGAAAACGAACTTATCGGTCCTTGAATACTCATGTTTTTATCTCCTATAAAAAGGTAGGGCTTTTACACCCTACCTCGGTTAATTGTTATTACTTAGTAGTTGAACTACCAAAGCTTCTAGAACTCATCACTTTAACATAATCAACCCACATAATAGATGCGGTTGTTGTGTTGTTTTTAGTTCCAGCAATAATTCCCATTGCCAAATCATCAGGCAAATTGGTAGTTGCAATTGATGCAACAGGTTTAGGTTGTTTTCCAACAGGACCTAAATATGCTTGAATTACAGCAGTATTAGTATTACCATTTGATCCTTGAGGAATAATATTAAATCCACAAATAAATGAATTACTTGGAGTTGCTAATTGAGTTGCACTCGCTGTTTGCAAAGCACCATCTTCAATTACAAAAGTATCACCAGTATAAGGATCAACTAATGCATCACTTGAAGTTACCGTTCCATTTTTTTCAGCGTGTAAATACCAACCAGTTCCCGCTGTAATTGAAGTGGGATCAGCAAAGTTAGAGAAATATACTCCATCAGTAATATTTACTACTTGAGAAGTTGTATCTGTATCAACTAGGCCAATAACCATTTCTGTTGTTGAAACATCTTCAACTGCTACTCTAGTTTCAAAACCACAATTCATTTTTGTGCTTAATTGATAAGCAGTAAAACTATTAATTTGGTTATAAGCATCATCAGTTGCATTCACTTCATCTAGTTGTAACCATCCACCATGAGCATCTCCTATTGGTGCACATGTTTGAGTACTAGCAGTTTGGCTTACAAACCATCCTGGTGAACCTCTTCCATTGTTACTTGTATTGGTTCTTGTAATGAATGAATAAAAATCATCCATATACGACGTTTGGCCTAAGAAATCATATCCTGCACTTTGTGTACCAGTAACGGGAAATGGATCAGGCATCATTGCGTTTTTTAACGGGCTTT